GTAGGAGGATTATTCTCGTTATCCCATTCCTGAGGGCGTCCAATGAACACATACAGGCGATCCCGATTCGCACCAGCAGCGATGTCACTCTGGTTCTTGTCAGGACCTTCCAGAGACTTGATGAATTTTTCCGCAGTAAAAATTCTAAATTGGTCAGTAAGTAGTGCCATTGAACAGAATCTACCTTCTCTTTATTTATAGGGGTTAGTCGGGTTCGTTTCTGACGAATGTTGGGAAGTTAATCTCTTGGATAGTTCCCGCAACGCCAGATGATCCACCCGTTATTAGTTCGTTCTTATTCCAAAGGTAATTACCCGAGTTTGGAACAATAGATCCGACAGTCAATATCTTGGTTGCATAATTCCAACCTTCAACTGTCGCGGAGATACCTGTAATCGAACCTGTTACAGTTTCACCGATGGTATAGTTACCAGTGGTTGGTGCAAGAAGTCTGAATGTAAAATCAACTGTTGCATCGTGAAGATCACCATCACCCAACTGTCCAGCAATGGACACTGTGGGTGCTAGAGGTGGGTTGGAACCATCAGACATTTGGTCGCCAACAGCAAACAGGGTAGTGTTCTGTCCACCAACAGTCTCTTCAATACCATACAGTGAAGATGCGATACCACCATCAAGGTTGATCTCGCCTTCAAAGTCTGTATTTGCGTTGATCAAATCGGGGATGCCATCACCAAGTCCTTGTAATTCGGCAATATCTTCAAACGATCTGTCTTGGATATAACTGATAGGAACTGTCAAAGTAATGATTCTTTCACCAATGTCTTCCACAATATTGTGTGGCGCAACACCAGTAGATGACGCTGAGGACACACCACCAGTGAAGTCAATAACTTGGGACTTAACTTGGGAAGAACCACCATCGATGAAAGCAAGTTCATCAACCTCAAAGACGAGGAAGAGTGCTCTCTGAGATGGAATCCAATCATAAACACGTGCAATCTTGTTAGATGCACTCTCAGTTGTTCTAACAACTCTGTCACCAACATTAAAGTTGTACTGAGACACCCCGTAGCTGTCGTTTGCCAGTGAGTCCAGGGTTACTTTTTGGTCGTATCTGAAGTTAAGAGCACGGTCGCAACCAGTGAAAGAGGTAAGTGTTTTACCTGTATATCTAATAACCTCTCTGCCGACAAGAATTTTGCCTGAACCAGGGTAAGGAGTAGTCGTCTGTACATAGATGGTAGTGTCGTTTTCACCAACATCTCCCAACAAACCAGTTACATTATATAAATTTGAGTTGAAAGATTGTCTGTTTCTAGAAGATCTAGTTAGGTTAGTCTTTCTAGTAAACAGGACCTGGGGATTACTTGAGTAACCGCCGCCACCATCAAGAATATTGATGGATTCAATAGCGCCCAGATTCAGGTTGGCAACTGCTCTGGCACCAGAACCTCCACCACCATTCAAAAGAATGACAGGAGGGGTTTCGTAGAATTCACCTTGATTGGTGATTCTAACTTGTTTAACAACACCGAATTCATCAACCTCAGCAACACCAGTAGCGCCTTGACCGCCGCCACCAGAAACAATAAGGTTAATATCTCCGAGTTCATAGTTTGAACCTGCTTGTTCCAGGGACAAACCAGTAATCAGACCTGTAACTGGACGTAGTTCAGCTCCAGATCCGCCACCGCCTTTAACAACGGCAGTTGTCTCATCATTAAAGTAAAAATCACCATTAGACAAAACTTGTATGTACTGAATCGATCCAGCAGGAGCGATAATAGTACCATCAGGTGCGGTCTGATCGGTCTCATACAGAATTGCTTTTGCTACAGCACCTTCACCGTTACCAACGGTATTGATGTCAATTCTGAATGGATCGTAACCTTCACCTGGGTCGAGAACTTTAACTGCAGCAATCTGACCATTTTGAATAACTGGTTCTAAGACTGCTTCACGGATTGGTGTACCGCAATTAGCAATTTTTAATTCTGGTGGGTCTGATGCGTTATACCCACTCCCACCATCGTTTACGAAAACGTCTTTAACGCCATAAATGGAATTAAAGACGGGTTCAATTACAGCACCAGCTCCAGGAACAGTTCTCGGCATTTATCAACGAATATCAAGTGTACCATTCATAGCAGAGTGTGCAGTACACTGATAGTACAGTGTAGTCGGAGCATCGTGAGGAACTGTAAATGTCTGGACACCAGACTCAGAACCAGTAATGCCAGTAGTATATGCACTTTGACCCAGACCAGTAGTGGACTGAATTCTCAATGGGTGAGCGCCACCCGCTACGTTATTCAAAACGTAGGTAAATCCACGATACAGAACGATCGTTGCGTTACTCACACCAGGACCAGCAAACCCAGGACCCTGAACTGTGTATGCAGAAGATCCGCCAGCAGGGGAGAATCTAAAGAGCAGTGCAGGTGAGGGTTGATGAATAGTTGCGTTGTCGTGACCTTTGATGATCGATGCACCCACAGGAGCATTACCCATCTGACGACGGAACCCTTGGTCAACGTCTTCAAAAGTGGTACCATCGTTTGCAATCTGCAACTCACCGTTGGTATCGATCTTAATACGCTTAGTACCAACCTTGATCTCAGCATCTGTGGGGAGAACTAGGTTATCGTCGGTGTCAATAGCAATCTTCTTGGTTCCACCAGATCCGAAACGAATTTCAGACCCTTGAGGGATCTCAAGGTTGCCGCTACCATCAAACTTGATTGCCTTGTTAGCATCAGCACCAAAACGGATGTCTGTTCCAGCAGCAAGATCGAGGTTACCGCTTGCGTCAATAGCAATCGTCTTGGTTGAAGCAATGTCACCAAAACGGATAGAGCTGTTGGCAGGCAGTTCCAAAATGCCATCACCATCGATAGACATTGTACGACCAGCACCAAAGGAGAGCGGTTGACCACCAAGATCAATCGCACCAGCTTCATCAAAAGAAACGAGGTTATTAACAGATGTGATATGAATATCACCAGCAACGCTCAATTCCTGAGATTGGTTTGCACCTGCTGCAGTAACACGAATGAAACCACGTGCACCACCATTCTCAGCAGTGAAGTCCACAAAATCTGCCATAAACTTGGCGCCAGTGGGATCAGCAAACTCCAACTTAGTACCAACCTTCATCACACTGAAACGAGTGCGGAACTTTTCTTCTGCAGTAGAGTTTTCAGAAGCAAGTTTAGAAGCAATAGTACGAGTAGCACCAGTATCGATGCTATTCACAGTGTGAACTTGCTTTTTCTTTCTCTGAAGTTCTTGTGTAGTTGGGTCAGAAGAAAGCGCAGTGTCGCCCAAATAAATGGTCGAATCGCTCAGATAGATGTCACGAAACTTGAGTGTAGAAGAACCGATGTCGTAAGTTTCGTTTGTGTTAGGAAGGAGGTGAGTGTCGATAACAACGTTACCCGATCCGTTGTTTGACAGGTTCGTAATAGACGAACCACCACCTCCACCGCCTTGTAAGTCGTCTCCAGGTTGCCAACGATTGTTTGAATCGTTCCATTTCAGAACCTGACCGTTAGTGACTCCACTAACATCGATGTCTGTCAGGTTAGAAACTGCGAGTTGTCCTTCGGTGAAGACGCTACCATTCCATTTCAGAACCTGATTGGTAGACGGAGAACCAATACTAATCTGCAGGTTGGTGTTATCACCCAGAGCGGTGTACAACTCATTGATGACGTTATTCAGTTTAATAGCGCCGTCTCTGAGGGTATCTCCAGTTCCGTCATTAGCGGAAACGCCAATATTCAGATTCTGCTTAGCCATAATAGGGGGGTTTTTCTACAGTTTTATTTATGTAAGGTCAAACTCATAGCTGGTGCTGTCTAATCTGATAGAAGTTGTTGTAAAACCAGGGTTGGTATTGTCTCTATCAAACGTGACTGCGGTAACATCATATCTTCCATCAGTATTATCAAACTTGAGAATCGATGTGTAATCGATCTGTGACTCACTACCAGTGACGGTAAGGATAACAAGGTTTGATGCTAAAGGAGAGTTTTGTGCTTGTTGGGGAGCACCAATAGGTCCAGTGAGGATACATCTGTACCTATACCCCGTCATATACGCCAGAGCAACAAATTGATATGTTGATGAGGTAGCACCATTGACGTTTGACCACGCGAATCCGCCGTCAGTGGATACTTGCCATTGATAATTTATGGGTCCGTTTTCAGGTTCGACGATTGCCAAGACTGAAAATTGTTGAGTACCACCTGCTGCAATAGTTGCATTAGTTGGTTGGTTATTGATAACAAGAGATGGTGGTTCTGCTGGTGTACCAGGATCGCCACCGCCAGGATCACCACCAGTTTCTTCCTGACCTATACCTTGATTTGGAGGAATATTCAGTGCTTCTTTCGATGCAAGACCAAACATATACGGGAACTTAGGTTCCAGGAACTTGTTGGGTCTAGTGGTAATGACAGCATTATTAGACATACCAGAGTGGTTTACACAGTAATAGTGTAATGTTGCTGGTGCATCAGTAGGAACAACAATTTGAGTATATGCTCCTGCCTGTCCAGCCTCACCAACTACAGTAACTCCATTGGTATATGATTGCCCACCAGCGTGAGTACCATTGAGTTGAGTAGAAAAACGAATGGAGTGACTAGCATTAGAAGCATCACTTTGATCAAACTTGTAAGTGCTACCACGAACAAGATTCAGATCAGGATATAAAACGCCATCCAAACGATATTTATTACCATCATTCTCACTTGTCACGGTTACAGTATATGTGATGTTCTCAGACTCATCTGGGAACACTGTGACAAAATACGCAAATGTACCTAAGGGGAACTCAGGAGTTTTTGCAAATCTTCCGTTAAATGAATCTAGGTGTCTACCAGGAATAGTGTCATCGTACACATAATCCTGCATAAAGGATCCTGCAGGGTATGTTCCATAAG